TAATGGTTTATTTTCAAATATTCTTTTATTAATTTTCATAACTTCAGTTTTACCATTAGCAATACAATATACTTCTGCTCTTGGGGAAAACTTAGTATCAATGTCCATAATGTATACATATCTTTTATTTACGTTATAAGTTAATTGAACATACCCCAAAATTTCATTTTCAAACTTCATTTGTTCTTTTATCGGTATTTTATCATTAGGTAGTGATTTTTCCAGTTCTTTCAATGCTGCAATTCGCTTTATTTTTGTTTCTTCTTTGTGTTTCTTATTGTATTTGTTAGTTCCATCTGTAAACTCCTTGTAGATTTTTAACAATTTGCCATTATTCCCAAACTCATCAAAATATTGTATTTTTATTAGGTCTTCTATTTTAGAACACATAATACCTTTTTCTTCTAAGTCTACAAGAAAATCAACGAATGTGTCATATCTATTATTTCTTAATTCATAAAGTTTTTTAGCTAATCCGTCACCAAAGCCTTTTAATGCTTTTAATGAATTCCACATAGTATTAGTTGCTTCGTCTACTGTAATTTTTCTATTGTCCTGTCTAAATCTTAAAGGAGCAAATCTAATTTTATATGCTTGTTCTGCTTCTTTTCTTGCTTCAGCCATCCTGTCTTTTTGATTGCCTTTTGCATCAAGTATGTTTAAAAATACTTCGTAAAATTGTAAAGGATAATGACTTTTTAAATAAGCACCGTATAGAGAGTCCATAGCTACAGAATAAGAATGTGAAGCATTAAAAGAATACCTGCAAGAATCATTAATAATCTGCCATACTTTCTCTGCCACTTCTTGTGCTTCTGTTTCATTTTTGTTTTCTGTTTCAGCAAGTCTTTCTTTAAACCCTGCTATAAATTGGTCTTTATATTTTTTAACCTTTTCTGCTCTTTTTTTCGCTATATTTTTTATTACTTCATAACATTCAGACATAGGTATGCCAGCAAAATTTAATGCAGCCATAGCCATCTCTTGATATAACAAAAATGAGTTTGGCATTTCTTCTGTTTGGATTAATTTATCAAAAGTAGGAATATTATATGAAAAAGGTTCTCTATTTTCAAAAATATTATACATTGATTTAAATCCAGGTCTTATTGCCGCTACAAAAGCACATAATTCTGATATATTTTTAGGTTGATACTTCATAGCCCTATGTTTTGTAGCATTTTGTTCAACTTGATTTATGCCAATTGTCCATCCCTTTTTATAAACATCCCATACTTTTTGATTATTTTTACATAATTCAAGCAATTCAGATTCATCGTGTGGTTCAATTCCTATTCTTTGATAAACTTTCTTAATTAATTCAACAACATTAACTTTTAATAAATCGTTTTTTAAAAACTTATATTCTTCTGCCCATTTTCCATCCATTATAGTACATAACATTTCTTTTTTGCCATTTTTAGCTTTTATTTTAATTAATCCAATTTCTTTACGTATGTTTCCTTGATAAATTAAATACGCACATGGGTGAGGTTTAATGTCTGATATAATACCTAGATAATTTTCGCTATCTTTTAATATGTCATGATATTGTTCATCAACATAATCAAACAAATCAATTTCATCTTTTTCATCTTCCTCAGCGTGTTTTAATGCAGTTTCATATTTTTCTATTTGTTCCGATACAGCATTAGCCAACGCAAAATCTATATTCTTAGCTCTTGCATACATTTTCCACGCTGATTTTGCTTTCATAGTACCATAAGCTATCATAGGATAAGAAAATTCTTTGCCTATCTCTCCATATGTATCTACAAAAACTTCTGTTTGTGCTTCAGCAAATATTTCTGGATTTGCAGTATTTAAATCCAAATCTGCAAGGGATTTCGATTCTAAAATACGGGTAGGACTAATAAATCTTTCAGGATACATCTTTACTTTTGCAGAAATTCTATCTATTTTAGTAAATCCTAACAGATTATTAGTATAGTAACTTACACCTGACCCCCTTCCTGTATCAGTAATTAAACCACCTTTTTCTTTTGCTTTTTTAACAATCTCATAGTCAAGTAAAAAGTAGTCTGCATGTTTCGTAATAATAACATCATTTATTTCTTTTTGTATTTCTGACTCATATACAGAATGTTTTTCTTTAGGTATTTTTACTTTTTTTTCATTCCACTTTTCCCATATAAGATTTGTATATAACTTGTCTTTTTCTTCTTGTGACAAATGGGGATAGAGCGTTGGCATTTTTATATCGTGATTAAAGCATGGGTTATTGTATTCTTGCACATTCAAAAAAACATTGGTGTTTTCTATTGCTTCTTCAATTTGTGCTTTTGTCAATGCTCCTTGATCAACAAATCGCTGATATGCAGTATCGCCATCTGGATAATCCATGAACCAGCCTTGTTCATCCTCATATTTTATATTTTTAGATTTTATATATTCATCACGTTCCCATGCTTTATCTTGTGATATATAATGACTGTCACACCCCATTATAATCGGAATATTATATTGATTTGCCAAATTTATAATATGCTTATTCAAAGTATATTGCGTGTTTGTATTATGATATTGTACTTCTAAAAAGAAATTGCCTTTAAAATAATTATGTAATTGTCTTATTATCTCATCGTCTTTATATTTCCAGAAAGCTAAACAAGCACTGGTAACCCATACATCATCTTTAGGTAGAGAAAAAATAAGGTCTAAATCAATTCGAGGCTGATAATAAAATCCAGATATATTTGCTTCTGCAAGTATGTCGTTTATACATTGCCTTCCATTTTCATTTTGTGCAAAAATACATATATGAGCATTTGTATCATCTTTTTCAAGCCTATTTTTTACCCAATATGCTTCAACACCAAACAAAAATTTAAGATTATATTTATTTGCTAACTCATATCCTTCTATGTATCTGCCTTGAAATCCATGTTCCATTGTGCTAATAATTTTATGCTCTAGCTCAACTGCTCTTTTAGCATAATCCTCATTTCTGGTTACTGAATCAGGCACTCTAACATTTGTATACATTGAGTGTCTATGGTAATTTTGAAATAGTTTAATATTAATCACCCCTCATAAATTCAGGTAAACTTTCATCTCTTGGGTCTGGCAAATCATCATTATATTTATTTTTATCCCATTTAAATACTTTATCTAGTTCTTCTTTGGTAGACCACAACCTATATGAAGGACTATCAAAATATACACCCAATTCTTTATCTTGCGTTCCAGTAATTCTATTTTTAAATAAGTCTATAATACAATCATACTCTACTGGCTGAACTACATATTCCCCTTTTTTATTTTTTATTCCTTCTTTTTCTTTTGGAATAACTCTATGTATAGACATAACATAATGTGCTAAATTGGTTATGTCTCCACTTCCACCTACGTCTAGTTTAGTTAATCTTCGTATTGTTTCAACCTTTCGTGGATGTGCTACTAAATGCACAAGGACATTAAATTTATGTGCAAAATTTACAAGTTTTACTACGAATTCTTTCTGCTTTTGCCATATGTTTTCATTATTACACTCAAGGTCAATCATCATCAAATTATCTAATACAAAAACCTTAACACCCTTTTTACGTGCCAGTTCCTCCATTTTGTTTAATATTGAAGTAGCTGTAAAATCTTTATCATTATCATAAACATAAATTCTTCCTCTGTACCAGTCTCTCATCTGTTTTCTAATTTCTGGTTTTATTTTTCTAATATGTCCTTTTTCAACTTCAACATGTCTTCTTCCTGCTAATTGTAATTCAATCCATTTTTTTAATTGAGGTTTGGTCATTTCTCCGCTAAACACAAATATATCATATCCTTGATTCAAAGGCTCGCATATACACATTTGGTTAATTAATACACTTTTGCCTGAGTTTCCAGTAATGTTTATTTTGCCATTCCTTCTTAATACTAACATACCACTTGGCACAGTAAAACAATACTTATACCAATCATGGTTATTATATGGTTGTATATGCCGTTCTTTTAAATACTGTCTGCCTAAATTCATAATTGTTGGATATATGGATTTTGTCATATAGACACAATATGTAATAGGTTTATTTTCTCTAATGTCTTCTTTTATTACAGTTCTATATCCGCACGCACTGCCCACAAATTGAATAAAGTCAGCGTTTTCTTTTATAGTTGTAAAATATGCTTTATTTTTATAACCATCCCAATGAAAAACTTCATCAAAAATTATCTTTAATTGTTCAATGGGTGCGTTATACCATTCAACGGGGAACTGTTTAAATTTCACTGGTGTATGAAAATAAAATTCTGAATAACCTTTTGAATTTTCCCCTTTATATTGTCTTTCATCTATTGGCATATTACACATTTTTAATAACCATCTTAATCTTTCCTTTTTTCTTTCTTTTTTAAGACGCATTCGACAAATATTTGTACCATTAGGATAATGTCCATCAGCAGAAACAGCAACCATTAATCTTAATTGATATTCATTTAAAGGTATTGGTTTGTTTCCGCTATACTTGAATGTTGTAATAAACTTTCCATAAAAACCATTAGGTAATTCATTATGTCTTCTTAATAATTCTTCAAATTTTATTTTTTGAATATTTCCTTTTGATGTCAAATAGACTATGTTGTGTTCTTTAGTTACACATTGTTCTACTCCGTATTTACTTTTAATTAAATAAAATTCATTGCATGGTTGTTTAATATATTGAATTGGTTCAACTAATGTAGCAGTACCATCATCATTATATTGCAAAACTTTTTCTCCTTCTGTATATTCGCTAATCTTTTTCCATTGCATACCGTTAAAATATTCGGTTTCGCTATCAACACATCCGTTGATCCCTGTGATTATATTTATACAACCAAAGAAAAATTTATATATCCATTTGTCTATCTCTTCAAAACCAGAAAATACACCTTCAGCAGTTTCTACATCAAATTCCTGTATATCATACAAATCCACTACATCAGTAATAGGTATTTCTTTTGCATTATCGATACATTCTATAATTTTATCTTTTCCGTAATAATACAATACTTCGTTAATATCTTTTATGTATATTGTTTTACCATCTTTTTCTATTTCTGTCGGTGCTTCAACTTCATAGCAACGCCATTGTCCTAAGCGTGGTATTATATTTTTCTTCATTTTCCGTCCAGTTTCATCAGCATCAGCCCATATTATTATTTTATTAAATTGCTCTAACCAGTCCCAGTTTTCTTCGACCCACGATTCATTTCCTGCACCAAATGGTACTGAAACTGTATTTTTAAATCCTGCCTCAATAGCTGATAAACAGTCTAACTCTCCTTCGCAAATCAGCAACGGTTGTGTCGGATCAATTCTATTAATATTAAATAATAAAGGTGTAGTATCAGCACCTTTTTGACACCAACATTTTATTTCTCCTTTATTAAGTTTTCTTGCAGGACGATATTTTACCATTGTAAGAACATCATTTGTATCATAATAATTAAAAACTATATTGCCATGACTATCTTGTCTAATATCACAATAGTCTAATGTTTCTTTGCTTATACATCTTAATGTAAGATATTGTTCTACTTTACTTCTATCCGTATTTGTTTCTTCTTTAGGATATTTATATTCTCGTTTTGTTTTTATGTTTTTTGTACCAAAACTATATTTAATTCCTACTTCCTCAAATAGTTTTTCTACTGCTCCTAAATATGTATAACCTTGTTGTATATATAAGTCTAATATTCCAAAATTACGCCCACACCCAAAACAATGATAACTATAATTCTTCGGATTCCACACGAAGGAAGGAGTTTGCTCCTCGTGAAATGGACATAATGCTTTTAAATTTCTTTCGTCAAATTCTTGTAAATGTAACGCTTCTGCAATTATATAAGCAGCCCTATCGCCCATTTGTTCCTTTGCTTTAATAATAAGTTCTTGCGGTATTAACAAAT